GCATGCGCTACTAGAAGAAGCAACAGAATTGTCAAAAAAATTAAAGTTACCCAACTTAGCAGCAACCACCGCCGCTTCTTATCAAATAGAAGAAGATAGAGTAGAACAAAAAAGTAAATGAACCAATATTCAATGAGGAAAAATAAACCAACTAAATCAGCATGACTCATTGATATAAAGCTTCCAGCAGTTCTGCCAAGGCCGCCACCATGGCAGGACTTTTCTTTGTTTTCGGGTTATTGGCAATCTCAACTACTAGGTTAGTAACTGATTGCGATACTTGCGTAGCTGAATATGTTTCATGCTCTTCACTCATTTTGCTGCCTCCTTTGTCAATTTGTTTGCTTTTGCCGATATGATACGTTTGGTATCCTTATCTGGCAAAAAAATATCAGGAAACAAAATTTCAGGTTTAACCTCAAAAAGATATGAAAATTTCGCAATTAATTTGCTACTAGGGTTGCGTGATCCATTTTCTATGCTTCTAACAGTTATTTCCGCAATATCAAGTAATTTTGCAACACTATTTTGAGACCAACCATTCCTATTTCTTTCTGCAATAAGTCGCTCACGCTTCATTTTTGCACCTCCAATTCCGATACATATCGTATCAACAATTATTATAATAAACGATACTTTAAGTATCGTCAAGTGTTTTTAGAAACTTTTTGTATCATTGATTGAAACCGATACACAATGTATCTATACTGATACATATAATATCCATTAAGAAAGGAGCGGTACTATGGCATCTTCAGGAATTGGGAATCGTTTAAAAGAATTACGAAATATGCAAGGCAAGACACAAGATGAGGTTGCAAAATCAATTGGTATCAGTAGAGCTCGATATTCCCATTTGGAAAACGAACGTAACGAACCCGACAATGAACTACTAAAACTTCTTGCTAGCTACTATGAAGTATCCACTGACTATCTTCTTGGAAATAGCGAAAAGAGTCATAAATCACCAGACTGGGCTACTGAAGCTGATCGTATTGATTTGGACAAGTTGCTTCAATCAAATACGCCTATGGGATATGGCGGAATGAGTATGGCACCCGAGGATAAAGAAAAAGTCCGTAATGTTATTGAAGGCATTTATTGGGATCGTTTGAAAAAATTACGTGAAGAAGGAAAAAAGTAGGTGTTTACATGCGATACGACACGTATCGGAAGGTAGAACAACTTGCGCAATCCTTTGGAACGTATAATCCATTTACGATTGCAGATAGATTAGGATTCGAAGTTCACTTTGAGGACATTGGAGCAAATATGGGGGTCTGTACTCCGATATTGGGGACTACAGATATAGTAATTAGCGATAGCCTTCGCGATTCACCGGCCAGGCTACCAGTTATGGCTCACGAATTATACCATGGGATTGAGGACACAGCTTGTGTTTCTTGGTACACACTTGGTGACTATCAGAAAAACAGTGCTGAGTATAAAGCCAACGCCTTTGCATGCCAAGAATTGGCGAAGCTATACGAAGAAGAATACGATGAATTACCTGATAGTTTCAATACGCTAAAAAATGCGTACGGATTACCAGACGAGTTTATGGAGTTTTTTTCATTTTCATAATGTGAATTAAAATTTAATCATCATGGGGATTTTTATTTGGGGAAATATTAATTTGGAGGAGTAAATAATGGCTTTTGTGCAGTTATTAGTAATCATTTTCTTTATCGCCATTCTAGCAACAATCTACTTCGGCATTCGATGGATAATATCAAAATTTACCAATCATAATAATCACTATGGTAGAAAGGCCTTAATTTCTATAAGCGCTATCGCTGGCGTACTTGCCATTGTTGGAATAACTGATTTAATCAGTAGCCACAATGAACAGAAATTAGATCAGGAAATTTCTGCTCAAAATAATTCAGACAGTTCCGATAAAAAGAAAGCTCAAATATCAAAAATCAATGGTACTGATGCACCTGATTCAATGGATGATTATACAATTACTGTAAATAACAAAAAATCCATTGACGTGGCTGGTAAGGCAACACCTAATTCAAAGATAGACGTTACTAGTGATTACTTGAATGATAAAAACACTTTTGCCGATAAAAATGGTAACTTTAACATTACGATGCACTTAAACAAAGGAAAAAAGAATGAGTATTTACTGACTGCCAAAAAGTCTGGCTATGAGGAAAGCGATGTAACTAGTGTTGTGATTAAGCCTCAAAATTCGACCAATATATCCTCATCAAACAACTCGGAAACTAAAAAGAATCAGGAAAAACAAAATTACCAGAACTATCTAAATGCACTTTCCAAATCTCCTGACACTACAAAGGGAGCCTTAACAAAAGCATACTATGATGACAAAAATAATTATGCAGTTTTTGTGTTAGATGATGCTGCGCTTTCCCAAAGCTCTAATTCTCTTAAAACAATTTCTAAAGCAGCTTGGGATGCAGGCAATCGCTTATATCAGGAATATAAGCCATTCCCTTCAGGAGTTGTGCCGAATATGATTAAAATAGAGGATAGTCAAGGAAATATAATTGCAGAAACTAGTTTCACTGGTAACTTTAAATATACTGGTGAATAATAACTAAGCCCTGTTCAGGGCTTTCACGCGAGTGTAGTTTAGTGGTAAAACGATAGCCTTCCAAGCTGTAGTCGCGGGTCCGATTCCCGTCACTCACTTAGTACCCCATTATTGGGGTATATATTTTCAATCAAAAAGAACATACGTTTGTTCCATTAACGAAAGGATGTGTTTGTATGCCAGATGAAAAGCTTGCTAAGCTTGATTTCAATGATAGGATTGCCGTTGCCAATCAATTAAAGAATGATTTGGGATATGCGGTCTATGATGACTTTCTGATAACCGATGTCCCTTTTCCGACGAACATTGCTTCCTATCATCGATTTTTAGCCTGTGACAGGTTCTTTAACAAAGCCATAGATAGTTTGGAGGGATAAAAACATGGCTTACTTGTATAAGCGTGCAGATGGATTGTGGCATTGGCGTATCAACCGCACTATTGATGGTCAGCGTGTACCTATCAATTCAGCAGGCGGTTTTAAACTAAAGAGTGCTGCCAAAGAAGAAGCTGAGGAGATAGAAAATCAGTTTCGACATGGCACTTACGTTGAAACCACCGATGAAAGTTTTGCCGCATATTATAAAAAATGGATGGAAACTTTTTGGATTGGCAAAAAAGGACCAGACGCTGATCGCCACTATCGTGATGCCCTAAAATGCATTGAACACTATTTTCCGCACGCTCGAATGAAGGACATCACTCATGACCAGTACCAACTATTTATCAATAATTTTGCCAAAAGCCATGCTAAGAGCACTGTTATGCAGCGCCATAACTACATCAAGAAATGCTTAATTGAAGCATTTGAGGAAGGCATCATTAAACGAAATCCGGCTGCTAGAATCAATTTGACCGGTAATAAGAACCGGGAGAAAAAAGAAGAAGTTAAATTTATGAGTTTGGATGACTTCAAAAAAATTATGAATGCAGCTTATCGCAAGTTTGACCCAAACTCCCCTTCCACTTCTATGATCATTCTAATGGGGGCAACTGGGCTGCGGTTTGAAGAAGCTGATGGTCTAACTTGGGATTGTGTCGACTTTAAGAACAGTAGCATTACCATCAACAAGACCTGGGACTATCGTCATAAACACGACTTTGGCCCCACTAAGAACCCACAGTCAATGCGAACTATTAAAGTAGATTCGACAACCATGCGTGTCTTAAAAGCGTTGCACGCCCACTACGCACAAATTAAATTAGTGCGGCATGACTGGAACAAGCGTAAGCTAGTTTTCTCAAAATCAGACGGCATCCCACTATCAAACAACGCAATTAACAAAATGTTGCGAAGCCTGTGCGTTCAAAATGCAGTCGTAGCAAGGAATTCCAGCGGTGTAATTCAAAAATGGTACACGTGCCACGCCCTCCGTCATACTCACGCATCACTGCTTTTATACGAGGGTCGGGATATTTCTTACGTGTCAAAGCGGTTAGGCCATAAGGACATAATGACTACGTACAACACGTATACGCACGTCATCCAGGAAATGAGTGCCCGCGAAGATGAAGCTCTTGATCCAACCATGAGCAAGATTTTTTCTAAGCAAGCTTAAAATCTCGTGTACGTGTCTGTGTACCTCTTGTGTACGTAAAATAGCAAACGGAAGGTTACAAAAAACATCATGCGCACAAAAAAAGAACGCCAATCGTTGATATAACAACGATTTAGCGTTCTTCAATCTTACAATAATCAACCGTAAATAACGGTTTGATGACCCCACCCGGACTCGAACCGGTGTTCAGAGAGCACTGACATATCAGTGTTTAATAGGTGTCACTCAAATATTCGTGTACCTCTCGTGTACCTTTTATATAAAATCAATGTAACGGCCGTGTCGAAAGATACGGCTTTTTCAATATCTAATTGCCTAATTATATCATATAGAACATTTGAATTTACATTCGACAATCAAAACAGGATTTTAAATTATTTCCAAATAAAAATGAAATGCGAGTCAACTTGCGATTCAGATAGATGTCGGGCCCCCACCCGGCCTATCTGTTTAATTTACCCACGCCTACCCCGCGTGGGTATTTTTTTCGGCAGAAATTTGAGTTCGGCAGCTAACCGCGCTTCTTTAGCCTCTTCAATCGTATCAAAGTAGCCAATACGCGTTCGAACGTGATTAACATAAATCTGGGCCAGGTACTTTGGCCCATTTTTGCGCTGAACCTCGGAAACTCCCGTGACTCCAGTTTTACTATTCTTAGCAACTTTTTTGCGGTTGCTATCAATCAAGCCCACAGCGACTCCATCGACGAAAAGCTTATCATAGTGCGCCTTCTCCAATGCATTCAACCGCTCGGACGTTTTGAATCCATGACCGCAGCTTGTGCGTATGCCCTTTACCAGCGGGCTAGCGGGAACTGCAATTTGCTTGCCACAGTCGCACTCGCAAAGCCACAAACTTTTTGGGTGATTATCATCCACCGGAATACGCTCAAGAACAGTTAAATGGCCAAACTGACGGCCAGTCAAATCGCCATACTTGTGATTTGTGGGGTGACGATACCTGTCACCACAAGTAGTTTGACCACCGCTGTTCAGCCGTCCAGTGCTCACTTGTACCTGGTTGCCACAAGTACACTGACACAGCCACATGTCATCACCCGAGTGACTTCGGCCATCCATCTTTTTTAGTACCGTCAGATGGCCGAACTGTCTTCCACTCAAGTCTCGCGTCTTACTATTTACTTCTTTTTTCATATCTTATAATTTGGCGCCTAGATTTGCTAGAAATTCTGCATCTTCTTTACAAACTGCCATGTACTCAGCGCTCACTAGCGGAACATTGATGGCGGAGAACTCAGTTTGTGTTGGGTAATAACCATCGTCTTCTTTATGATCATAGTCTTGCATGACCGCCGCTAAGCCACGTAGCACGTTGAACCGGCTGGCTGCTTCTTTCGAGTAATTGTAAATGTCAAATCTTATCGTTTCGCCGCTTGGCAAGTCCAGCTCAACTTCAACTGCCTCATCACCATCGCCCATATCAGCAGAGCTGATCAAAGGGTTGGTACCAAGTCTAGTGAAGGTATCTTTCATCAATAGCATGATTTCTTCGACTGTCATACTGTCCTTCATCTCCAATTCAATCAGTTCATCCAGTACTTGCCCAGGAGTTTTATCCACCATCATTGCAATTCCCCATAGAATTCGTGGACTGATCATGAGCGCATCTTTGTCACTGGCACGCTGCAATGTTGTGTAGTTGAGACCTGTTTGCTCACTGACTTGACGGCGGTTTAGGCGTAAACTCGATAAGTACGCATCTAATAATTTTTCCATTTTATAATCTCCCTTTTTAAGTTAAGCAGCCATAATGCTCTTAGCGACCCAAGTATGATGATGATCAACATATCCATGTTCTTTTGGGTTTTTAGTTGCAAATTCGATTTCGACAGCTTTTTCAGTTTCTTTGACAACTTTGGTATCAATAGTGAAGTAAAGGATATCCTGCGCACTTGAGCTCATGAAGTCCTTCTTGATAGCCCATGCTGGAATTCCCGCAACAAATTCAGGTTCGAATTGCTGACGTGCGTATCCATCAAGTAGTGGCAGAGTGTGCATTTCAACAGCATTACCACGACTGCTTACTTCTTTGCGCATTGCCTTGTAGGCATACACTGTCTTGAGAGCAAGCTTCATAGCGACCATATAATCGCCAACGTTTGAAACAATTAATTTAGCGATACGATGTGCATCCTTCATAATATTGCGACGGCGACGATTGATACGATCTTGCTTGCTCATCATTTTTAAGACTTCCTTTCTTTTCTACAAATACATATTAACACCTTTTGTATTACTTGTAAACACATATTGTGTTAACTTTTAGTTTTTATTGTATTATTTCACAAAAAAATACCCGTTCTGGTTTAACCCAGCACAGGTATGACATACGATTCATGATAGGATATTATCGATTAACTTTCACAAGTTCTGGAATTTTGAGACCATCAAACTTTACTGTTACGTTAGCACCAGTCATAATGCCACTTTCAAGGTCGTTGTCCAATACTGCTTCAAACAGCCCATCGCGGTTCTCATCGTATGCAACTGCAGCTACACCGCTGAGCAGGATCCAAAAGCTTTCATTACCTTGGCCAGGAATCACGCCATTAGTGACGTGTGCCTTGACTTCTTTAGGTTCAACAAGCGTAGCTTTAGCCATCTCGGTAGCCTTTTCACTAATCTCTGCTGAATTCATTTCTTCAAAATAACGGGCATTTTCGGGATTATCAGCAATCTTTTTAGCAAGGCTTTCAATTTTTTTGTTCAATTCAATTTGTGATTCAATATCTTTTTTCATATTTTCCAGCTCCTTATTGTCTGCAACTTTGATAAATTTTTTAGCATTTGACTTAATCGCCGCTAGCTTGTTCTTCTCTCGATTCTTCTTTTGATATTTTGCCTGTGCTCGCTTCAAAGCTTCCGTGCGCGCCATTGTGACGTCTCCTTTCATATCATTTAACTTTACATATATATTTTAATCTATATAGTCAAAGAAGTAAAGCGTTGTTTTATATATTTTAACATATATTTTTAGGGCACAAAAAAAGACCCGCGCCAGCTTATGCCAGTGCGGGTAAGATTTATTTGATAATCAACTTGTTGCCAGGATAAATCGTACTATAGATTGATTTGCCGTTCTGACTCGCCAGCGTATACATGCTTAATCCGTTCCGTTGGGCAATCTTCCACCATGAGTCGCCTGAAACGACCGTGTAATACGCGTGAGAAGCACTAGTTTCGACGTATTCCAGCGTATTGCTTGATGGGCCGGTTGCTAGATAGCCGTGTCCATTAAATCGTGGCTGGCGTACCCACCGATAGCCACCTTGAATGATAGCTTGATCAGTTTTGACCGTAGTTCCAGCAGGTAAAGTCGTGATCACGTTTGATGACGTTGATGCGCCTGTGCGCAGCTTGACCGCAGTCTTGAGCGTGTAAGTCTTCGACTCCTTAACCCACTTGGCTGAATTAGATGGCTTGGACGGTGTGCTTGACCCAACCTTAGTTACATCCTGCGCACGAACTTGCCCGATCACTTTGCTGCCATTGTAAACAGTGAGCACTTGGCTTGATGTTCCAGTGTAGACGGTCTTAACTGCCTTGACGGTTAATTTAGTCTTAGTAAGTGAGTCGTCTGCTTTAGTGGTCGTACCATAGTAAGTAATACCGGCCTTTAGATGAACTTTATCACCCACCTTATAGCCACCATTCGGGTATTTGGAAGTATTAACCGTATTACCAAACCACCAACTTAGTGAATGCTTTGAAGTAACAATCTTGCTGGCATCTGTTGCTTGTTTCAAAGATAAGAAGTAATGCGCATTTTCATTCTGCCACATCTCATAATCATAAGGCGCTGGCATTGATTTTTGATAAGCCGCGATCCATTTCGCATCATAACCCGTGCTCGATTTGATATACAAGTTATAAAAAGAACGGTAACTATACAATACAATTGGCTTCTTAGTTAGTTTTCTCATTTCCGAAGCCCACGCTTGAACCGCTGCTGCATAGCTGCCACTTGTAGTGGTGTATTCCTCAGCATCGTTAACATAAAATTGTGCATGTGGTGCCCGATTATATGCCGCCCGAGCTTCAGACCGAGCATCACTGGCATTGATAAATTGACCGTACTGGTAAATCCCATAAGGCAACCCCGCCGAAATAGCTGCTTTTAAATTGGCATCAATATGATAATCTTTTCGATTTTCACCATAACCCGTACGCAGAATAACGCCACCAGATTCACCCTTTAATTGTTTGGCAGATGCCACTGTTAAAGAATTTTGAAATTCACTAATATCAGGAATGGACTGGCTACTTAATGTTTGAGCATTGGCATTCATGCCTAAAAAAAGAGCCGCCATGGTGGCTGATCCCGTCAGTAATAGTTTATTTTTGAGTTTCACTCGTACTGCCTCCTTCCGTATTAGACGTATTAGCTACTTGTGTTGTATCAGATGATTTAGTCGTATTGATGCTGTTCAACACAGCTTGGGTAATCGCCGCAGTCTTAGCTGCGTCCTTAGTCGCCTTAGCGGTCGTTACAGCCGACGTGCCGACGCTAAGGCCGTCAGTTAATCCTGAGGTAGCCGCACCAACAATCAAGCCGGCAACCGCACCATTTAAGTAGTTTGTATCTTTAGTTACCACCACCGCGGCCAGCCCAGCTAGAATTCCAATCCCCATCGAGATAAACGGTAAGTAGGTATTCTTAACCTTGCCGGTCTTCTTAATGGCTTGCACAATCACGCCAATAAAAAAGCTGATAAGCGCTAACTCACCAGCCGTTGCTAAGTTTAAGCTTGTAATAATATCCATTACTTCCACTCCTTTAACTCATTCATTTACCGATTTTTTCTTTCAGATTTTCAATTTCAATATCATGCTTACCTAGTCTAATATCATGCGCATCTAGACGCTTATCATGCTCCTTATGAATTGCATCGGCATTCTCACCGATAACTTCAATCTTGGCAGTCAGCCGATCAATCGAATGCTGCAAGTTTTCGTTTGCAATATGTGCAGGGTTAATCACGCCTATCCGTACAATACCCACGATTAGGCCGGACACAAAAATCACGATTGTCGCAATCGACGCCCACTCACCTAGCTGATAACCCATGATGTAGTGTGGCGGCGTCCAGTGTTGATCATTAATCACCGCAGCCAACACGAGTCCTATATCGGTTAACTTCACATTCCATCATCTCCATTATTCAGTGGTTGACGCCACATAGTCTTCACCAGTAATCGTCTTATAATCATCTTTAGTGATCTGACCAGACACTACACAATTACTTGCGGACGCTGTAATCTCATCAAGGCTACACCCGCAATCCTTTAACCACAGTAACAAATCAAGCATTATTAACTGCCTCCTTTGCCATTAAACCAGTGACTAAAGTCGTTAGTTTCGCAATGGCTTGTTGCTCAGCCGTTGGCCCACTATCTGGTGTTGGCTCAACTGGTGCAACATAGTTTTGATTAGCGACAATAACACCATTCTGCAGTAAATAAAAAGACGGCTTGAAATTAGTTTCAAATCCGTCAGGGATAGAGCCTGTGTATTCAATTCCTTGCTCTACTGAACCCGTTGTAACATATCCGGTAATAGCTTGTTGATCATTAATTAGTAATTGCATTTATCTCACCCCAATAATTTGTGAAATCATGAAGTCACCGTTGCCCGTGTTATAGACAGCGGTACCTTTGGCCAAATTGGCAACGATGTGGTTAAAGCTGGAGAATTTAAGATGGGTATTGTCTACCTTCTCCAAGTATGCTTCAAAGAATTCCATGTTGAGTACTGTATCACTAAGCGTATTAGACATGTTTGTGCCGTCCCAATACAAGTAAGGTGGTACCCCTGTCAGTGCATCGGCTCGTGAAGCCTGCAAGCGAGCGCTATTAGAGACGCCATCAAAATAATAATTAACAATCAACCCATCGTAATTGTACATATCATCTACCAATGTTAATTTAGTGCCTACTGCCAAATCAGCCGATCCGGCCCACAAAATGGTTTCTGTGGTCACTTTAGACCAAACAGTTGGGTGGCTTAACACATTGGTCGGTGCTAGGGCGATTACCTTGCGCCAAGTTGAACCTGTAGCGACTTGCGTGGCTGTAATTAATTTATCGCCAGTGACTGTCTTACTAACTTCAATAAACCATTCATTATATCCCGTTAATCCATCGATTATTGGCACATCTTTGAGCATCACACCACCCGAATAGAATCCTGGTTCCAAGTCATTGACTGATTTCACCCCAATTAATTTGGTACGTTGTCTGTTAAGAGAATCGACTAGCCGCTTATCTTTGGGGGCCATCAAACCATTATTCTGAATTGAGGCTGGAATCATGTTAGCAGCTAGCTCCGTCGTCTTACGTCCAATCTGATTAGTTTTATCAACTATATTTGCCATATTTAAATCACCTCCTAGTAAGTAAATTGACGATCAGTTGCCCGACCTAGTCCGTTCAATGTCACCTTACGGTTGGCCGTATCAATCGTGACCACCGTGATACCTAACTCGTTAATTGTTCCCACATTACCCTGATCAGTATTGGCGTCCGCTAGTACGACGCAGTTCGTAAAGTGATCCAATGGCTTGATAATCTCTTGATGAACATGCCCGCCGAAAAAGCCGGCGATTGGTCGTGGCCCTTGCGGATTATAGTCAGTTACAATCGAGACCTGACATTCTTCCGGCGTACCAGTATCGGACTTACCGCTGTAGCTTGTCCCGGTCGCCACCGCATTCAGTAACCCTTCCACGATGGTCTGGTTATACATTCGAATCTCATTAGTCAATGAATAACCATGTGGCAGCGGTGCATGTGTGACCACCACAATTTGATAATCAGCTGGAATATTCTTGAGTGCTACATTAGCTAGCCAATTAATTTGGTTCTGCGAATAGTTGCTAATTAAGTAACGCGGATATTTAACCGTACCATCAGTGTTAGTCACACCTTCCGGTACATCAAAACTGTTTAGACCTATCAATCGCACTTTCTGATATTGGTAATCTTTATAGAAATAGAGACTGCCATCACTGCGGTTTTCGCCATTAATTAAGTCAGACGTCTGATAAATCGCTTTGAACTGATCGTCAGTGATAACATCTTGCGAATACAAATTTCCAAGTCGCAGTTGTGGCGAATTGTCGTCATGGTTGCCTAGCAGCACGTATTTATCCGCAGTCATCGAAGTTTGTAGCAGTTTCGTCGCATAAACTGTCCCATCCGCAATGGTATGCTGCACATCACCATCCAACCCATTCACGTTGTCGCCAGCGGCAATCATGACATTGACAGCGTTGCCCAGCCGATTAAAGGCATTCAAATGCTTAAATGCATCCGCCGTATATGGATAGCTATATGGGCTAGATTCATCATATAAGTCCTCATAGTGCGAATCTGACACGATTGCCAATTTGAAACCGCCCGCTGGTAATTTAGCGATAAAATCATCAACTTGGGTTGCCCATGAACGGTCAATTTTGCCACCAATATCCAGTGATTCATCAATGGATACTTTACCAACTAATAGGTCATTGATCGGCTTAATTGCTTCTTGGAATTCTGAGACCGTCAACAACCCATTGGTAGCTATCTTATCTACCAAAGCCGCTACTTGTGATTTAATAGCCGTTACAGCTGCTTGGATAGTATCATAGTCACTGCTCCATTGACTAAACTTAGTTGTTAACTTATCTTCCCACTCAGATAACTTAGCCTTTAGGTCCCCATCTGCGTTATTAAAAATTGTTTCTAACTGATCATATAAATCCTCAAATGGAGTAATATAGTCTGCCGGAATCAAGCCGCTGATCACCGTATCCGCTAAGACCTCTAAGTTGAACTCGAGGGTAGCGAGATTGTTACCGTTCCGCATAATTCGGAAAAATGCCTGCACATAGCTACCCGCTACCGCGAATGCTTGTGCCGGCAAATCAAATCTAAACTGGCCATTAGTCGGGTCAATCATCACACTGTGCTTTGCATCAATAATGCGATGCGTATTGTCCGGTAGCTTACCTTGGAACCAAACATTGCAACCGGTTAAATCGTACGGCGTACCATCTTCATTTTTGACGTTGACAAACAGTTGCCGCATCGTGCGTTCGTATTGACGTGCTTGTACCCAATTATAGGTAGTATCGCTAAAGTCAATTTTGAAATTCTGAATATCTTTAACCAGAGTACGCCGATCTTGTCCAATAACATACGTTAGTGTTTGCATTCAATCACTCTCCTTTTTCTACTCTACGCCATGTGCTGCACTTTGCTATCATCAGCTAATAAGGCCCACGGAGTCGAGCTTAATGTACCAGTGCTGTTAGTTGTAATTGAGGCAACAAACAGCTGACTGGAATTGTAGGGATGCAATTCCAGTGTCGCGTAAGAATACGTTGGGTTGCCATCAGTTCCAACTGTCTTAGTAGGTGTGCTTACTGGTCTTACAATTAAGTTAAACGCTGTATGAACGGGTGCATTAAGCATTGTTTTAGCAGCTTCATTGGTACGGCAATAATAGTATTGTGTCTTGCCAGTATTGTTAATGAGCGTAAATAAGTCCGTCCCGGTGGCGATATCATGATATTGTAAATTCTGATCAACAATTGCCTGTACGTCCGCGCTACTCATCGCGCCATCTTTGCCATCCGCTCCGGTACTACCTGTATCTCCTTTGCTGCCTTTCATTGCCGCAAAGAAATCGTCCTCGCTACCAACGTGCCCAGAGTCCAGCCAGACTTGATAAGCACTCTTACCTACCTCACCCGGTTGACCAGGTTCACCACGCAAATTCTCATCCTGAGCCATATCCTCGACAACCGCACGGATTGACTCGTGGTCAGTGCCCAGAACGATACGGTTGATTCGGTCGGTAAGCAGCTGGGTGCTTCCAACAATTGCCTTTCGCAAATCACTATTTTCATCGTCAAGTAGTTTTTTCACTTGTTCAGCAACAATTTTTTCATAATTAATGTTTCCTGACTCAGCATCTAAATCATTCAAAGCCTTTTCAATCGCCTTAAAATTACCAACAAGCTGACTTCTAAGAGTATCATCTAGTACGTTTGACAGCTGGTCAGTTACTAGTTGTATTGCCATCGCTATCCCCTTCCTTCGTTACTGCAAGTTTTCCATCGTCGCCAATCGAAACTAAAAAAACAGTCCCATTAGGAGACTGCATTTTAATTGTTTTTGGAATCAATCCATCATGCCAAGTTACGATGTCAGATTTTAACAAGTTAAAAAATTTGGCTGGACTGGCTGCAACTGCTTTAGTGACGCCTACGTCAAAATCTTTGACGGCTTGACTATGGGTCACAGGATAGTTCGCTGCTTTGTCGGCCCCTGCAATTGGTCTAATATCAGTCATCAACTTCACCTACCTTGTCCAGCACCGTAATACTCGTGGCAGCCCCAGCAACCAGCTTGTTACTCTCATCTTTGATTTGCTTAATAACTTGGGCGTCTCGACTACGGTTAGCTTGCAAACGTGCCGTTATCATCGCCGGGTCGTCTTTGAGGTTGCCAAACGTCACAGTTGAGATAGTGTGCGTGCTTTGCAAATACAGCGTCTTAGCTGCGATCCGTGTCTTCACGTCAATGCCGTTTCTAGTTCGCAAGTAACCATAGTTGCCAATGGCAGCATCGTTAGTTGCTCTAATTGGTGAAGCTGTCTGGAATGTGTTCAAGTTAGCCGTGTACTGTACCTTAGGATAATCTTGTAACTGCCCTGGCAACACCTTCTTCAACTCATCTTCGCTCGTGATACTATCTGACTGGTAGTCATCGGCTGCAATTTCACCGTAAAGTTTAGCATTCGGGCTTACATAGTCATAGCTGCAACTCGGCTTGTCATTGTCGTCGTGTTTACCTTCACCGTGAATCTTGGTTGTGATCGTCGTGTAGTCATTAGTCTCAGCAACCGAATTGACATCATCGCCGTCCAAGAAGGCAAACGCGTCCTGCTTACCAATCGTTTTGTAAATGTCAATATGATAGTTATCATTGGACCATTCAAAACCAAAATCAGTTACTAGCGTGTTTAAGAACAGGTCTAAGCCGTGCCCATTACCGAATTCTTCGTCGCCAAAATCATGATCACTGATTGTATCATGGATCGTGTACGTGAACTTGGTGCCATTGGTGATCAGGTCCATACAGGCTTTAAGCGTCTGTTTGCCCTTAATCGTGCTACGAATATAGCTATCATTCAAATCCTGAATAATGCTTAGGCAAGTTACCGCACGGCTATAATACTTGCCGGACGTGCTGCCATCGTTTTCAGATACCCGAAATAGCATACCCGTGCCAGGTTCCTGAATTAAAGCTCGCGGTGACAACATGTTATAGCCTGTCATATTGCTGTCCTCATTCCATGTCGTGAAGTCCAGCTGAGCGACTTGTCCGAGTTGCAAAGTTAATTGCAAGTCAGTTACTTTGAGCGCCTCTGACGCGCCTGTGTAATCCGTTATGATAAGCATGTCAAAAGCCTCCTAGTAGTAAAAGTGTGTTTTAAAGCTGATTGTAAAGTCATTCGTGCCACTGACTGTCAGCTTGTTATCTCCCGGCGTAAAATCCAGATAACCGTGATTTGATTTGCTAAACACCGACGTGCCACCAACGACCATCTTCAAGCCATAAATTTGCAACGGGTTACCCTTAGTCAGCGGCATCGTGACCGTTAGATTTTGGCTTGTTGTTTGATTAGTAATTGTCACCGCCTTACTGGCAGCACAATCCAACGTGATCAATACCGGGTGCTCTTCGGCCCGCAGCGGTATTGTGCTGCCATTCCAAATCGTGAAGTCGGTTTGATTAGTGAACTCATACTTGGGTACTGACGTTAGACTGGCACTCATACCAAATCCATTCAGGAACCCTTTATCAAGGCTTGTCAGCACGGTTTCAGCCGCACCATCAATGCACGTCAGGTTGACCGTAATCGCCTGAGTGCCCCAGTAATTACTCTGTCTAGCGTACGTGTAGCTTTCTGGCACGACCTTCCAACGTAAATAAGCAATGCGCCGGTTGATGATATAGAATGGCTCATAGCCTGCAAACACCTTGAGCACACGCATGCGCTTTAGCTCGTAGTCATAGTTATCAGCTGCATTCACTTTGAATACGAGCGGGATTGTGGTCTGCTGCATTTGCGTATCCGTCAGCACGGTGCTGTACTCGCTCATTTGAGTAAACGTATGCTGATAGTTCGGCCCGGGCGGGTCAAAACTAATCACACGAATACCTAGTTTTTCTAAATCATAAACCGTGCCATCCATCTTTTGAATCACAATTGAACTCACTAATGCAAACCTCCCTTCTTAGCTTGAATCGTAATATCACGTTGCTGCATAACTTTGGCCTTAGGATATACCGCCTGTGCCAATACATTGCTATCTAATGGCACAGTGATTGTCAAATCGCCACTGATTGCTTGGTTACCGGCAACTTGGCCTTCTGCCTGTGCCACGCCCCGTGATGCAAAGCTTGGCGCTGTGCGTTGAATACCTGCCTTAGCAGTTCCAACTACTCGCATAGCCTTAGCAACTAAGCCATTAGGCGCTTTAGCAGCGCGTGCCCGTGCCGCCTCAACAATCAGGCTGTCAGCACTATCGCGTTCTGGGTTAACCACGTATTCTGGGTTATTTTCAGCCAACCATGCTAGCTGTTTCTTCATGACACGGCCACCCGAATCGTAACCCATTGGGCCACTCACGCGAGCAAACGCGCTTGGACCTGAACCATAAATGGCCTTCATGTAGTGAATACCAGCTAGCAGGTCGTCATACCCGTTGAGCGGATTGTTGTGACCTTTGAACTTATACGCATCAAATGTTGGCTGAATCGTCTGAACGAGCCCTTTAGAAGGGTGCCCAAGTTGAGCGTTACGGTCCCAAGTGTTAATCACCGATGGGTCCCCGTTTGACTCGCGTTTGATAACCTTCATCCAAGCAGCCACTTGACTGTCGGTAGCAGCGAACCCATTGGCCTTTAATGCACGTACAACATATGGTCGCCAGCGATTAACTGAATGACCACACGGGTTACCCGCACTAGCGCCATAAGTCATTGGGTTATAGCTCTTACCACCCAAACCAGCACGCAACTCATAATGGACGTGTGGGCCACTTGATTGGCCTTCACTACCAACCCACGCAATAATTTGACCGGCTTTGACATGCTGACCAGTCTTCACTTTCATTCGTTTCATGTGTCCGTAAATCGTATCTACGGACGCACCAGACGGCTTGATAACAACCCAGTTACCGAACCCACTAGCTGGGCCTGCCTGCACGACAGTACCACCATATTGAGCTGGGATCGGCGTACCTAATGGCGCCGCAAAGTCGATACCTTTGTGGAAACCACCTGCACGTGGGCCATATCCCGAAGATTCCTTGAACGGTGAACCAAAGTGCGGTGCTAATGAACCAGCACCATCTTCAGATGTGTCGGAGAACTGATCAAAGAATCCTTGTACATACTTGACTGCATTATCAATCAAGGAGTCCTTAGCCCCACTCGCAATCGCGCCAAACGCGGTGGTATTATCGTTGAGCGTCTTTGCAAGCTTACCAATGCCAGTTGCGTTAGCAATCTTATTGACCACGCCACTAGCACCTTCGCTAACAAGATCAGCAGCGCCCTCAGCACCTTTCTTCAAAGCGCTGAACGTGCTGGTTAACCAACCAGGCAATCCAATCTTGTACCCAGGCAAGTCTTTAGCCATCTGAGCAAACTCAACGGACATACCATGTGGCAAAATGGACGCACCCGCTGGAATGTTACGAATTTCAGGTCCTTCGACACCAATTGGCATGATTGAACCATTCGACGTTCCCATGTATTCGAATCCTTCTTCACCAACGAGCGCCGTATGTTCGCCCATGGAACCGTTCAGACCAGCGGCATGCTTTTTCCAAGTAGGAATGTTCCCCCAATTCTTATTTAAAGCATGCAAGATAGAGTTAATGCCACCCGTCATATCATTCCAATCACCACGCAAGGTGGAAATGAATGTTCCCCAAAAAGTAATGACGTCACCGGTTTCGGAATCAACCGCACCTTTATGCTCCCCAGCCTGCTTAGTCGCTTCATCAACGACCTTAGTGTGCGTTTCCTCCGCTTTCTTGACGGTCTTCTTCTTCTGAGCATCAGCAGCATCAATGGAGTCGTCGCGTTGTTGTCTAGCTTTATCGACAACTTCTTCATACTGCTTACGGCTCATCGTACCGTTCTCGTAGCGTTCCTTATCAGCAGCGTCAACTGTTTCCTTGTACTTCTTTTTGGCCGCGCTAACCGACTTATCACGTTGCTTGTCGGCGTTATCAATGGTCTTATCGCGTTCTTGAGCTGAATTTTTAATTGTTTCAGTCATTTGTTGCTTAGACAGCTTGCCCTTGTGGTCTTTCAAGTTTTCAAGAATATCGAGCTGCTTTCCAGATGAAATCTTAGTTGCTTTTGTAACCGCATCATTCGATTTATTTTCATCCTTGGCTAGCTGAGCTAAATACTTCTTACGGTCGCCGGCCGTTTTGGTTTGGAAGTCCTTTTCGATTTTCTTTTTATCAGCTAAATACTTTTCATGATTTTTGCCGTCCTTCTTACGGGCAGCAGCCAAGTCTTTGTTCTTTTGTGATTCAGCCTTGCCAAGCTTCGAGTAATAACTATCGGAATCTTTTTTCATTTTCCCAATGTTATCTTTCTGAGCTTTCGCCTGCTTGTTGTAGTTCTCTTTGGCCTTGTTTAGCAGCTTATTGGCCTCTTTTTCAGTCATAGAACCGTTCTGAACCAACGTTGCATAGTCCTTGATAGACATCTGACGCTTGTGACCATAGTACTTGTCGACCGACTTCTTCATCTTGCCATACGTTGTATCAGTGAGCTTCTGAGCCTTGCTGATGCCGGAAGTGTCGGTCTTAATTTTTATTTTGGCCTGTTTATTTAGTGTCTTCGTCAGTGAGGTATATGATTTCGAAAATTGCTTATCATTTAGCGATGGCTTAGGTTTGAAGCTACCACTGAACTTCTTAGCCATATCATGGCCTAGATCAGACATCTTACTAGTAAGTTTAGGGAAGCTCTTGGTAATGCCTTTTTGAATACTGCCACCCACCGATTGGCCAAGCTTACTACCTGCTAATCCACCGATTACACCACCAACAGCAGTCCCAACGACCGGCATAACTGCAGAGCCGGCAGCAGCACCCGCGGCAGGCCCACCAGCCGAACCAGCGAACCCACCCAAGTGCTTACCTAGTGTCTTCTGAGTCGTGCCAAACAGCTCTGGTATTGAAGCGGCAATGCTCATATATGGAACAGCTTTAGTGAGCCCACGAGCAGCCATCATGGCTTTGCCACCGCCTAGGCCACTAGCCGCTTCAAGTTCTGCCGTTGAAGTAGCGCCACCTTTTGCAAACAGACGTCCAAGAACTTTAGAACTACCAGCCGTAGCAGCAGTTCCACCGGCTTCTTTAGCAACCGTCTGAGTAACGGCCTTACCGCCCGCACTAGTAACGCCACTACCACCGAACAAATCAACCATCTTAGACACAGCAGCCGTTTCGATAAGTGACTTACGCAAACTTGCCAGCATGCCAATAAACTCCATACCTTTTTTGAGTGCAAACATCGCAATAAATGCTTTGGTCAAGTTCTCGATCAACTCTTGGTTCTTGGATAAGTTCTTTAAAGCATCATCAATCTTGTCTAGTGGATCTTTAGATTCTTGTGCCTTTTCGCCCACCAGCCCAAACATCTTTGCAATGTCATAGACTATGTCGCTAAATGTTTTCCAGACAGTTTTACCAATGATGCCTAGTATTTTGCCAAGATTTCCGATAATGTCGACAATTGTATTTTTATGAGCATTAACGTATTTAATGAGTTCAACCAACCATCCAGTAACATGTGAAATTGCAGTAGATGCTAAATCAGCATACTTTTTCATCATATTGTCAGATAATAAATTTCTCATATCTTGGGCAACGCCCTTACTCATTTTGAAAGATGAAGCCATGATATTACCAGTCAGCATTGACCATCGCGACTTTATATACATTGACATACCTTGGAAACTATTCATTGCCTCTTCGGTACTGCCTCTATATTTTTTGCCTAAATAATCCAGCGCTTCAGTAAATTGTTTTGAGGTCAATTTTCCAGCAGCTGACATCGCATAAAGCTGACTCATTGACTTCCCTGTTGCCTTTTGTAAAGCTTCACCAAACATTGGAAAGCGACTAATCATAACAGACATATCTTCAGCCGATGTTTTCCCACCAGCTACAATTTTTGCGAATTGCTCACCGGATTCTTTTAACGCATCATTTGAAACATGCAGTGTTGATCCCAATGCTACAAAATCATCAGTCCACTTTTTAGTCTCTTTTTCACTTGAATGGACATGATAAAAACTTTGCGCCATCTTATCAATAGTATCGGCAGCGTAAATAGAGTGCTGTGAAACATGATTGATGTATGTTAATAGTTCCTCACCATCCTTAGGTGCTTCAGTCGTTAGATTATGCCAGTTCATGCGCATCATATCCTGCTGCTTGTTATATTCCATACCAGCTTTAGCAGCATCTTTTAACCCAGTCACTAGGCCTTGAACACCAGCCTGAATCGCGCCACCAAGAAATGTTCCCACAACAATCTCTTTGAGGTGTGAGAAACTATGCTCGGTTGATTCCGACTGCTTCTTCAAAGCAGTTAAATCATCAGAAGCTTGTTTCTTATCTACTTTTAATCGTGTAGACTTCTTTTCAGGAATGCGACTGATTTCTTTTTTCCAGTCTATAACCTCGTCGCGTTCCGACTTAGCTTTCAAACGTGTTAACTGATTTCTAGGAATCTGGTTGAGTATCTTTCTAAAATCTTTTACGCCAGCTTCTTTCGCCTTAGCTTCCAACTTAATAATAATTGGGGAATCAAATTCATTCTTAATTTTCTTCTTAGTTTCTCTAGCTTTCTTCTGTACCTTGTTAGAGTTGTTAGTAAAGGCTTCGTCCATTTGGTTACCAGCATCGGCTCCAAGCGTCTTAAGTAGGTTTTCGACCCGTTCACGGTCACTCATAAACGACTTGGTACCCATTAACACATCAATTGTTACTGTTCCGTCTGCCATGGACTATCCCTCCTTTGCCTTCTCTGCTAACTATCCGAATACTTGCCCCATCTGGCTATCTAAGCTCGCTTGTGTGTCTTGGTCGTCCAAGCGATAGTAGTCTTGTGCTTCCAGTAAGCTAGTAAGCTCTTCACCTTCCAGTCCGCTAGTTGACCTCTGCCGAATAGCGATAATACGCCGGAACTGAGTTGTCTCACTAAGCCCATCCAGCATTGCCTTGAACTTTTCCCAACGCAGCTTACCTTGTTGCTCAATTAGATCAATACGATAATCGGCCATAAACGATGCAAAGATAGCGTCAGCATCTTTCTCATAACTAAAAAAACGCTCCTGTGGTACAGGGTCGCCATTTAAATCAACGCTAGGTTCATCATCGTGATCGCCATAAACCGTTTGTTGAACGTATTTAGATATTTCAGACACGACTGAAACCATTTGGTCCGCAGTGACGTCCATGCCCTCTCCTACAAACGCATTAAACGCTAGATAAATCTTGCGAGAATCATTGATAGCATCATCGTCAAGCAAGATATACCAACGAAGCACATTGTCGAAGCTTAAATCGACAGTCCATTCTTCACCGCCAATCGTTATTGTTTTACCGAGCGGCTCAACTAGGCTAAGCATTCACATCACTTCTTCTTCGTAGCTTTGCGTGATTTGTAATAAGTGTCAATGTAACTATCCCGCTGTTCACGCAATTCATCGTATTCCTTGACGACCATAAAGAAGGCAGCCGCCATTCGTTCGGTACTCTTATTGGTTAGTCGATAGAGATCATCACCAGCACCTTCTCCAAATTGATCATCGAAAAATATACTCAGTTCGCCCCGTAGGTCCTTATAAAGCTTGTTTAGGAATTGGCGTTGTTCCTTTACCGGCTTGTCATCTAGTTCCGTCATCTTCTTCTGGTCATCCAACGCATGTAAGTGCTTGCCAACACTCAAACGAGTGTCCGCCAGTTTCATGTTCAACTCATCATTGAAATAAAGCTTTCGATGGCGCTTACCAAACTTGAACTCCGCAAACTCCTGTGGCCCGCCTGCTAGATTAATTGCTGTCATAATAAATTCCTCCTATTATTTGTATGTATGAGGGCAAAGCCCTCGTTAACTAAGACTGGGTGCCGGTTCCTGAACCTTGTGTAATGGTTCCACTAGGACTAGTCGTCTCATCTTCATCAAATTCAACCGTCTTACCGGTCTTGTCAGTCATGATTGGCTTACCATTGAACGATAACGTAAAGCTAAACGTCTGCTTAGCATTGGCGTTACCACCCATTGGAACGATAGCCGTGATCGTAACGTTTGATACAATCTTATTGCCGTCAGGATCAGTCCAACGTGCTAATGTTTTCAAGCTTTCGCCGATAGCTAAGAATTTACTTGCAACATAATCTTGTGCAGCATCGCCAATTACTCGATGACCACTGAAAGCTAACGTAATACGCTTACCAGTCACGTCAGTATCGGTAAATCCTGCCCCATCATAATAGGCAGTGTTGTCATCTGTTTCGTTAGCGGCTGGAGTAACACCCGAAATACCAGCTGCTAAAGGTACGAAGGTTGCCTTCGTTGTGTCTTGGGGGTCTTGACTGCCCGTAGTGTCAATCTCAAAGACATTTTTGTAGTTCATTTTAAATTTTGCCATTTTTGTAACTACTTCCTTCCTTAATTAAAAGCGCTATTCAGCGCCTGTAAAAGTGTTAACGATTACCGAAAAGCTAAGCTGATATGTTGAGTAACCTTGAGTGTCCTGCTCAGATATGCTTGGCTGCCCGTTAATCGTTAGTGATTCAAATTCAAAACTGCCATTACTACTAACTAAGTCATCAGCCGTCAACACGTCCAACGCTTGCGATACGAGCCACAGCGTTGTGTTGGCTTGTTGCTGGTTCTTAGTACGCATACCAACTTCATAATTCATCTGCCACTGCTGATTGCCTGCGTAATCCTCATCAAGCACTCGACTACCCGGCAAAGGATAAAGTGACAGTGAATCAGCAGCCGTAAGATAGCCCAATGTGCATTTCATCGGCAAATTAGGTACTTTGTTGATACTTGCTGCTAACCGTTCCAATAAGTCCATCACTTCATCCCCTTAGTAAAAGTATCTATCCAACTACTCATAAACATTGACTTAGCTTTCAAATCCCAGCGCTTTGTAGTGCCTGGGGTTGTGTAATTATGAACCGGATATTTGTCGTTGATAATGCCGTAGAATTGTGCTTTAGCATATGGTGTGGAATATGTTATCTCACTACCATCAGAAGTAGCGTGTACAGATTGACGTAACGGTTCTTCCGGACGATCTTTAGGCACGAACTGTTCCATATCATACATTGCTTGATTGACCAACGCGTATTGCCCTCGTTTAACGTTATCCAAACTGGTCTGATCCATGAAGCCATCTAGGTCAACATTGATTCTAAATGCCATCACAGCACCTCCAGTTCATACGAGTGCAACTCATTACTAAACGGTTCGCGATTGTCGATAATCTTTTGGACTGTGTACTCTTCACCTTCAAATACAAGCTTAGAACCGACGTTATTCTTGGTAACCGTCAGTAGTGGGTTACTAATCCCTGCGTACACAAAAACAACCGCGTTAGCCACGATTGTCCGATCGTTGTTGCTACCAGAGTAAATCGTTTGCGGTTGCACAACGCAATGTTCAATTGTGACTGGCTCGCCTGTCAATAGTTGACCCCATTCATCCGTTTTAGTTGGATCAGTCAGAGTAAGCGTGATTGTCTGCTGACACATCCATTTCGGTGGCTTCATCATCATCGGTAGCTCACCGCCCTACTCATTAGCCCAATTTGAGCCAGTATTGCAACCACACCATTAGCTAATCCGGTTTTACCGAAATTGGTAGCATTCACGTTAGAGTTTGCCTGTACGTGGGTTCGGCCAATCTCGATGCTCGATAAGTCCTGATTAGCAATGCCCAATGGCGTATCGGCGCCAACTTCATCAAAGTAGTCACACTGCAAGGCGACTGCTCGCTTGAACTGCTTAGCACGGAATGCTTGCCATTGGGTGCCAGCCAAGTCATCAACCAGCGAATGAGCGGCGTAGTCAGCGTTATAGAAGAACTGAGTAGTGATATCAATTTGCGTTTCAGCGGCCGGTTCGTGTTGATCAAATATCGTTTCATCAGTAATCATGGTAAAGCCATTCTGCTGATACTCTTTAAACGTCAAATAGGCCATCTAATCACTTCCAATTCTTACTACTACTTTGTAGTCCCAGTATCAGTACTAGTATCAGCTGCCGGCATTTGAGCCCCAGGCGTCAAGGCCGGGTCAAGTTGTGCGGTATAAGCAACGACGCCAATAGACCGTACGTCAATACCATCGACAACTTCCCAAGTGGATGACTTTGCTAGTTCATCGATTGTTGGGAAGCTAGCCTTTGAAGGTGAAAAACTTGCTTTAATGCTAGTACCAGCAACATGGATGGTGCCAACGCGCTTTTGAACAATCACATCTTGACCACCATTAATCAGTGGATCATATTTTGTTTCAGTCGACCGCATGTTAGTTGAGTAGCGTACAGCACCGGGTGCGAAAATATAGCTAGTTGAAACCGGCTTAGTTTTGTCAGTCAAGTCAATTTCGATGTCATCGTCTAAAACAATTCGTAACCCGTTATAAGCTTCAAATGGTGTTGCCCCATTCTGAGGTTGAATAGTCTCAATCAGTCCTTGAACCTTCATGAGTGAGTATGTGGCGGAGTTAACTGCAATTGCACCAAACGCAGTGTCTTGCAAGTCGCCCATCAAGCCAATAGCACCAGTAAACCCTTTAGCTCCAAACATTGGTTCCGATGGTGACACCTTCGTTTGATCGTAAACTTTTGAATTAGCAATCTTAGTAACTCCCATGACACCTTTAAGCACACTTAATAGTGTCTTTTGATCAGCACGCTGCCAAAATGCCGCAAACCGATTCCCAATTGTTTCTTGCACGGGTGCACCAGAGATCATAGTACCTAAATCTGTGTACCCATAAGCTTTAGTTTGATAAAACTTAATGCCTTGTTGTTTGCCAGAAGTTAAGTTATTAACATCAATATCGTCACTGTCAGTCCAGTTGTCAGGGTCACCAGTTAAGTCATTTAGGAATGGCACTGTAATACGTGTACCTGCTTCCAGCAAATGTGGCCCTAGATCGGGATCGGGTGTTAAAATTCCAGATTGAACAAATCGGTTAGTCTTGATAATTTGATTTACAACGTAGTTCCCAAACACTTCAGGAACAATTAAATCGGATAAATGTGTTTCTGCCATTGATATGGCCTCCTTTTTATTGCTTAGCTAATTCTTCCCATTTTTGACGATCTTCGCGGTAAAGTTGTCCTTGTTCCGCCAAAGTCATGTCACTCAACTTCGTCTTACCATTGCCACCACCACTAGGATTACCGCCAGCAGTAATCTTGACAGTTTGTTTGCCGCCATTGTCTTCACCTTTGTCAAACAGATAGTCGTGCGATTCCTGCAACTTTTCAATCTGTTCGCCAATACCCATTAATTGACCATCATCGCCAAGCTTGACGGTGTCCATGTCGATAAACGGCATGATAGCCTTAGCATCACGAGCTTTAGCGTCACGTAATGCCATTTGTACAGCATTGTCAGTCTTAACCTTTGTCAAGCTGGCAGCTGCTTCACTATCCTTAGTCTTGATGGTTTCTTGTAGCTCCGCAATCTGTTTGTTGAGCTTTTCAGAGTTGCCGGCTTGTTCGCCAAGCGACTTGATTTGACCATCACGATCAGCAACTTGCTGTTTAACTGAATCAAGTTCCGATTTAGTGTCGGCTACTTGTTGCTTAATTGGCTCAATGCCAGCATTATAAAGCTTCATCACCTCGGTCGTTTGCTTATCGTCTAATCCTAATGCTTCTAAATCCTTACGTTCCATGTCAATCGCTCCTAACGTTATTTATTACGCGGTAACGGCCGCGCGAATTGATTGCATAAGTAATGAGCAGTTTAGTGACATACTCAGGTCAACATCTAAACCAATTTGTTTTTCTGAATCATTTCTTTAACATCTTTTGGTACAAGACAATCTCGATATTCAATCACTATTACTAACGGACGTTCTGGGCACATCATCGTCTGGCCATCTAAGTTCTGAAACCGCACTTTAGATATGCCTTGTCCAAGCGAAACTCCATTAACAATAAGAGTTGGCTCAGCTGCAAGCAGATTACTCGCTGAACTTCCAAGCCAGCTTATCGACTTTACTTTGATAGCTGCTGTACTCATCGTGCACCCCCATATTGTTTAAGCAGGCTCAACTGTCTTAGTGCTATGTGGCTTTGCCGTATATATCTTTTCGCACAAATAATGAGCAGTTAAATATCATATTTATGATTCACTACTATAAACTTGTTCACGGCTATAGTTTCGATGTAGGAAATCATGATCCTTTACTAATTCTCGTAACGATTTCTGTTGGTTACTAATCAATGATTTGTAGTGAGATACGCCAACATCATCACCCAACTTCTTTGCAGCAGCCAACTTCTTCTTAGACTGCCGGATTGCTCGCTCATAGCACGTTGTTTGGCTTGTATATTACCCTTAGCAATCGCTTCTTTCGGGTCATATTGTGGCTGGTTATTAGTGTTAACGCCGTCAATGAACGGATATAACTCATGGCTACAATTAACACCTTGCGTCCCCGCTGGCGTGCCATACCCATGGTTGTAAATGCTGTCATACTTGGCGTTGTAAGTATCACTACCAGGTTCGGTAAGATTGACAACGTGCCCTTGAATATAGGCACAGGCTTTACGTGATGCAGGGTGTGAACTCATAACAGCTAGAGTACTTCCAAAGTCTTGCATACGTTTTAAACGCAAGTTATTAAACGTTTGATGAGCAGTCGTATTGATTACCATACGAGCATAGCCTTCAAGTGACCAATTATGGCCGCCTTTATCGACTAAATTGGACTTAATACCAGCGTCCACCCATTTGTAGACGTTATCTCGTAAGGCCCTGTCGTACGTTTTAAGGCCGACAACTGTTTCCGTGGTGGTTTGCTTGATGATACCTTGATAAGCTCGCATAGCGCCATTCTCATTGTAATTAGTGGACAATAACGACTGGTTAACTGTGTTGTCTAAGTCTTTCCACGTTTGATTTTGTAAGGAGTTAATTGTGTTACGAATTTCATCATCAACAGCCACCTTCTTGTGCAATTGCTGGCTCAAAGTAGCATCAATTTCATTAACAATCTGCAAGCCATTATCATGTACGAGCTTTGTAATTGCTTGTTGTGATTCGCCAGTATATTTAGCCACCAAGGCAATGACTTGCTTGTTGAGTACACCCATCTTGGACAACTGCTCAACTTGCCAGCGAAGTACATTCTGACTATCTACCGTATCGAATTTAGTTGTTTTAAGCGTTTGGATAATACGTGCGTAAATATCCTGTTCAAGCTTGGAATAAATGTCAACGGCTCGATTCGCATCGTGCATCATCGAATCTTGGGTGATCATTCACCATCACCACCGTTTAAAATGGCTGACCGGCCACCTTCAAACGTATCAGTTGGCGCTTCAGATTGAATCTTAGCTAACTCCTCAGCGGCTTGTTCGTCAGTCATGCCATAGTTACGTTGCAGGAATGTCTGTTTAGATAGTGCTCCAATAGCCAATACCTTAGCGTCTTCTTCGAGTTGTTTGTCCTTATTAACGAACACGCCATCGTCAAAATGGCATTCAATATCGAGCGGCTGACTGGCTGAGTCAAGCGTGAATAATGGCTTGCCGTCATCAAATAGAGCGCCAGCATTTGCTAACTCAAAAATTGATTGGCACAGCTCATCAATGGCTTTCTCAACCATTGTCAAATAGCTTGAGCGGGTCTGATAAGTCATTGAATTATTGCTGACAACCTCGGTTGCTGTTTTAACACCATCATTGGAATACGAAAATGTTCCAGTAGACAGGCCGATTTGAACTTCAAATTCCTTGATAAAGTGGTCGATAGCATCCTTATACTGAACAGTTCTGATAGGCGTTGTCATGTCCTTAACACCAAGACCGTTATTGTCATCTGACAATACGCCAACGTAGACATTTTGTTCAGTGTCAAACGTTGGTTTGTGCTCATCATCAAACCGCAGCATACCAGGTTGTACCGCAATGTGCTTCTGACCCAATCTTATTTCCCAAATAAATTGATCATGAGTGTCATTGATGTCGTCTAAGACGTGCTTAGCGTTATCCACGACACCTAAGCCGAGTGGGCTTTCGATGTTGATGTTATTAGCTCCCGGCGTTTTAAAGTAAGCGAACAGCGGCCGTTGTAAACCGCTAATGGTGACTTGTGGTGCTAGTTCTTTGTATACCGGCAATGTGGATAGTGGTACTTGATTGCCCACTATGTCGGGACTATCTGATTTGTACAGCTCGTTGGTGATTTGATAACTACCGTTGTCTTGCCATTGATGGAATTCAAGCAACGTGTAGTATTTAGTCTGATTGCTTTCAGTACGCTGTGTTCGACTAGCAATAGCCGCTTCGCTAATATCATTTGTATTAGATTGAAGCGGGTAGAATTGATCAGCCCGCACCCACGCAATCTTGATATGGTTGCCGTCAATATAAGGTCGCATAGCAAATCCACCTAAGGCCACACCTTTTTCAAGTGCTTCTTCAAATTTGTTTTTGAAGTCGTTATCTTCCAATACATCGTTTAAGAATTTGTCCGCTTCATTGTTATCCTTGACGTGAATTTCAGCTTTCTCATTAAAAACCACTGAGGCAATTCGACGAGCGGCAGTTTTGGCCATGTTTATTGTGTTCTTAAGGCGCTTCTTTTTAATGCCATCCGATGCCTGATAGTGGATATATTGTAATTTATCGCTGTAATAGTCCAAGTCGGTTTGAATACGAACATACTCATCTGGGTCAATACTGATACGAGGATCATCGGTAATCTTGCTTAAGCTTCCTGTTACTCCCGTGGCTGCCGCCCCCTTCCAAAATAAATCTTTAATTCGTTGAATCAGTCCCATTTAATCACCTACCATCTCAATTCGAGGTCGCGTAGATTGTCAAGCACGAAGTACTGAAACGCGTCGCATGTATGGTCATCTACCTTGATAACCTTTGGCTTGTCGCTTTCCAGCGTGTCACCGTCCCATTGATACTTGCGATGTTCATCAATAAATATCTGGTTTGCTTTGTTATCGAGGTAATAAAAACGCCCAGTGGCTAGTAGGTCCTGAACGTGATCAATCATCGCTGTCTTTTCAATCTTATTGACATGATGCCAATGTCTGCCATACTTTTTGAAGTATTCATGGTCAATAGCATAGTCAGACGTCGCCTCATCGGCCGACCGCTTCCACGCTTTCTTATGCCATTGCTTCTCACGGCTATCCTCAAATGCGTACAGCTCGTCTGCTAGCTCGCTAGGCGGCTTCTTAACCGACTGATGAGCTGGTGAGTAGTAATAAGTATCTAGTAAGATAACGCGCTTCTTAGCTGTCAATGCTATGCACAGCTCAGTCGTGGCTGACACCTGCTGGCCGCTATCTTGGCTGAAATATAACGACTTAATGTAGTCGTCATCTGGGAACACCTCTAACGGCTTTAACAGGCTCGGATTATAGATACTTGTACCTAACCCAATAACTTCTCCCAGATATAACCAGCGATAGTATTCGTAATCGTTCTTCTTGTACTGCTCGATTAAGTCAAGCGTTTGCTTACTGGTAAAGCCACGCACGTCACAACGATAATCGCTCGTGTCAATCAGATAGTTGTCATCCTTTGACACTTTATCTATCCACTCGTTAATCCAGTCATACGGGTTCTTAGGTGGGTTATATGAGTAGAACACTTTGACCTGATCAAGCCATTCTGGTTTCTGACGAATAAACGTCGGGTTAGCTTGATCGAACACGTCACTAGACTTCATGTTGGCGGCTTCTTCGTACCAGACAGCCACTACATCACCTACGATGTTTGACTTGAGCTTATATGGATTGTCGGCGCCGTAGAAGTAGAACGAGCTGCCAGTTCGCTTATGCTGTATCGTGAGTGGCGATTTATAAGCGATAAACTCGTTATCCATGTCAAGCATGCTGAGTGCCCATTGAATCTGGTTGTAAACCGTGTCATGTAAGTCTGACTTGTTTGCCAGCACAGCAATGACGTTGGCTTTGCGATGTTGCATGATAGCCTTCTTGACCATTGTTACTAACTTCAAGCTGATAACGGACGACTTGAACGAGCCACGGCCACCGTTTGCAACGATGTAAGGCTTGTCAGTCGTCCACATTCGCTTAAAATGCGGATTAATCAAGTCGGATATTTTGATGACCTTCTTGATATTCGTATCGTCAACTACCAGCGTTTTCATCGTCCATGCCTCCCACATCATCAACTATCAGTGTCTGTCCCTCATTACTTTCACCACTCCGTACCTCTTTAGCCTTAGACTCAGCAATATCCGCGTCAGCTTTAAGCTTGCGAATCTGTTGTTCAACAAGCTTATTGTTATCCGGATAACGCTTCAGTATTTCCTTAGTAGCGCTTATCCGTGTTTTCAAATCAGCTTCTTTGTGCTTCTCGTACACACCGTCAGCAGTGCCAATATAAACCGTTTCTTTCTCTTCCCCTCTCGCTATCCGGGTAAGCAACTCAACGGCTTCTGTGGCGTCCATAATGCGCTTGGAAGCTATCTCGTCCATTCGCTCATCGATGTATTGCTTGATGTCAGGTTTTGTCAGGTTCTCCTGTCCAACTGAGCGGGCTGAGCGTTTACTATACCCCGCTTTACGAGCCGCATCAGCAGCATTTCCGGACTTGATATACTCGTCGGCAAACTTTTGCTGTTTGGGCGTTAACTTTCGTTTCATTACATACCACCACACCTCCGTTTTTAAACCCGTCGATTTCGACTGGTTTAGAATTAGTTACTATTTGCCACAACAGAAACCGACTTGATCACTAAGTTCCTTCATTAGCCGTTTTCGTTCATCTAATAAATCTTGAACATCTACAAGCTCTGAATCATCGTCATCTCCAACAGCACTCATTACATTACCTAGGCCGCTTTTAATTTCATCTAGTGAGTAACCTTGCCGAACCAAATCAAAGCAGACTGTGTTGATGGCTTGCGTTGTTTCGAACTCTTCTTGACTCATGCTGCACCTCCTTATTTTTATCCAAACTAAAAGCGCCATGCTTATTTGCACGACGCTTCTTGTCCTTGTACCACTTATCTAGCCGAGCATCAGCCTGCACCCATTCAGGCGGCTCGTACCCGTATTTGCTATGAATCATCACTGCCATGACCACCATTTCCCTAATTTTATGTAAAATAAAAACGCCATAATTTAATATGACGTTTGACTTTTAATTACCATTTTTAGCTTTTTCCCACTCTATCTTTAGATAATCTGAAATTTCATTTCCAATTTCCGATACCTTGACATCCTCAGTAATAGAAAGCAGATTGTTCCACACTTCCAAACGCCCATTCTCATTTTCTGGAGTATTTGTCGCATTATATGCTTCGCCAAATTGCATCAAATCCGCTTTGATCTTATCTGCTGAATCTCTAATCAATTTTAATATTTTTTCATTGCGATCTTCTTCGTCGTTTTTATTAAAATAAAGAGCCACTTGCTCGGTTGCTTCAAACAAATTTATGACCAAATCATTTTGTTTAATCCAAAGCCTATCAAAATCATCCTCTTCTTTTGAAGTCGCTGCTCTCACTTTTCTTTTACTCATTATCATTTTTATATCATTGTTCGTTTTTTGATAAGCATACAAAGTTCCTAAATATTTAGCCGTTGCTTTTCTAACATTTTCAATCCATGTAATTCGACTTTTAGAAATCAAATCAGCCTTAAACTGACGCCGACGATCCCAGGCGTTAAAAGTTAATGTTGCTATTGCAAGAATCGAAGTAATTCCTATCCAATTAAATTTTCCATAATGGTCAACAAACAAATGCGAAAATAATCTACTGTGCCAAATAACGTGTCCTAGCCCCAACAAATTAGTGAAACTGATAAAGATGAAAAGAAATACTATTACAAGTACCGCCCACATGCCTATCGCTACTTTATCAACTAAAGGTTTGTCCATCCATCTCTTAATATAATTCAATAAACTAATAGCATACTTTTTCAAAGTTACCCCTCCTACATCCACCCTAACTATACATAAATGATGAATAATAAGCGAGCCCAAAAGCCCGGTTCCGACCCCGGGCTTTAACTAATAGACAACGCCAGCGGTGAGAGGAGCGCTCTCACTCTCCCTAATATCCGCTGGCGATATTCCCGGCTGGCATCGAACCAGCGACCTCCCAATTATAAATTGGACGCTCTGCCACTGAGCTACGGGAATATATAGCTAACCGGGGCTTGAATCCGGCTAGCAATTACTGAGAAGGCATGAAGGCTACCACCTCCAATCCTATCTACTTATGTTGGTTACCACAGCGCACCTGTTCCTGCAAGCTATCTGGTGGCCGTTTAATTGCGCGTCTTATGTAGGTGCCGTCCAGTTTTCCACGCTGAATGGCAAGCAAGTAAGCTGAGTTATTGTTGATTCAAATATTCACGCACTATCATTGCGTACTTACTTGCTTAATGGCGGCGGTAGGAATCAAACCTACTCACCCAACGGGATCGGTTTTACAGACCGACACAGCTCTCCATCTCTGACGCACCGCCGTGATGATAGGCTAACAAGCTGGGGTGGCTTACCTATCTATCGATAATACTAATTTACACCCTGAAAACATCTATATCATACGGTATACCTACGATGTTTCTACGATTTATAGATAAGTGTGCAAATCATCTAATAAATATGTGTCAGCGAATTGCAAACACGCACGATTCTTGTAAAAATAATAACGATCATTCCCATAACCTAACTCATTCATCAACTGATAATCATATATCGCAGATTTGTCTGCGAACAATCGTTTGAGTAACACTTGACTGATGTGATCACAGCCATCAATAGCTTCACTTGTACGCCATACAACCTGTTCTGCATATAATTTACGGTATATTGTTGTTTCGGCCTTGTTATCGCTCGCAGGGGCCTTTGGCAGATCACTAACAACCGGTGACTTCAAACAGGTAATATCTTGATGGCTTACCCGTTCCATTCTTGGTAGTTCCACCGAAAGGAACCGTTTAACATTGGCAATTGTCTTCTTTTCGTCTACTTCAGGGAACAGACTGCTGTAATCCATATCTCGTACCTGCTTCATTACCCCGCCACTCCTCGCTGTGCTATAATTAATTTTGTAGGTATCAATTCTAGCGCGGTCAGTGATGGCGGCGTTTTTTTATTGAATTAATTCCATGGGCCATAGAATAACGCCACTGTCTTCAAATACTGCTAATCGTTCTTCAATATCAAGGTCACCCTCAACATCATCGGAATTCTGACATTTTCCCCATGCAGTCACAGACGACAATTCTTTGCAGTCAATATCCGGCTCTTCTGAAACATCCCGATAATAAGTATCAATGGCCTCTTGCTTATCTTTGGCACCAATCAACGCATAGTAGTCCGCGCCAGTTCGAGGGCCAAATTCAAAATATCGCTGCTTAATCTTAGTTGTCATTTTCATGTTGTTGCCTCCTATAGTTTCCGCCCACACATCGGGCAAAAATTAATATCAAATCCATTCTGATAACCACATTTCGGTGTTGTAACCCAGGTAGCAATTGCTGGTATTCCATCGTAATCTTTCTGAACCGTAGCTCCCATCGCACGAATGGCTTCCGATCGGTCATACGTTTCCAACATTAGTGATTTTTCGGTACTATAAGTACCATTGAAATTACAAAATTCACACATTTCAACGCCTCCTGTATAAAATAAAAGCTTTATTCAATGTAACAATTCCACAAAGCGTCTTCTAAACACGCCTCATCCATTGTTGTTTCAACAATTTCATATTTTGGTCCGTCACTCGATTCAACTAACATCGGCAAGTCATGTCGCTTCCTTGCGTGTTTTGCTTTTCGCTTAGAAGAATAAATACCGACGATTCCGTGTTCTTCTTCATAACAACCAAATGCGGAGTATGCTAATACATAAACCTTCATTTGTCCGCCTCCAGTAGATCCGCGTTCTCGTGCGCGTTGCCAATAACTTCATCGTCGTAACTAAAGGTATGTGGTTTGTCATTACTAAGATTATTAGCATAAAAGCCGCTAATAATGTCTTCACGATCAGTCTCCAATATCCCTTGCTCTACAATTTGAATCAGTCCAGCTTTCGTCTTTAGAACATCGCCTTCATAGATATCCTTGCCATTCACGTCTTTCAGCCCAGTAAACTGCTCAAGTTTAAAATCACTTGCGTCTAAGGCGTCCAAGGTCAACCCTTTCAATTCGTCATAGTCTCTAATTACCTTGCACTCGTTGTCCCACGCTCTAAACTTAATCATCGTCGCCATCTCCAATCATCTGTTAGAACTCGATAGTTCCAGCGCTATCACAATCCATGCTGCAACACCGATAAAAGTAACCCCATGCCAAAATCCATCTAAAAAATTCCCGATAATGAGTGCCAAACACAACAATAATGTCATAGCCAACCCGATTTTATTTCTAATACTCATTTTCAATCCTCCCCGAACGCTTCAAATATTAAAACTGTAATCCCATTCCAAACCAGGTTATACTGTCCAAAATTAAAATTACTGCTATGGTCGCATCACTATGTCCAGCTAATTGGGAAATCAAAATCATTGATATACCGCCTAATATTGATAGTACAGAGCCAATTTTCCATTTAGTACCCATATTTAATCCTCCCCGAACGCTTCAAACACCCGCTTGCGTTCCTCGTTAGTTGGTTGCTTGACGATTATCATGCTGTACTGCTCTCTTTCATAAATACGAGCCAATGGGTTTTGCCACGTTTATCGCCAAACAGCGGTTGGTAACCAATAGCGTCTAGTAGTTCGCTTAATTTGATTTGTTCTTCGTTCCATTTGAATATTAACGCGCCGTGAGGCTTCAACACTCGCATGCACTCGGTAAAACCCTGCCATAAATCAAATGGCCACGTTTCGTCCAGCGTGCCATACTTCTTGGCCAACCAACTCGATTCACCCGCATAACGCAAATGCGGTGGATCAAATACGACCATGTAGAACGAATTATCGTCGAATGGCATATCACGAAAATCGCCCACAATGTCCGGTCTAATCTCAATTACCCTATCATGGCTAGAATTGTTATCAGTAGCCGTAACCGTTTCGTTGCGCTTATCCATGTAGGTCACAGCCGGGTTATGCTTATTGAACCAAAACATACGACTACCACAGGAAGCATCCAGGATATATTTCATCATTCGCCCTCCATCGATTCTGCCATCGCCATAACCAGCGGGTAATCTTCCCAAGACACTTCCGATTCATCTGCGTAGCCCATAGCCTCACAGGCCGCTTGTATGGCCCATGCCGGTATTTCAGTGTCCATATCTAATCCCCCTTGTCATTCGGGTCGACATCATACCAGCCCTTGGCACACATCAATTTCCAATGATAATTTTTATCACTCGCTGTTTTATTCAATTCATTACATCGTTTAAAAGCATCACCATAGCGCTTGTAATATTTTGAATATTCATTGTTGTACTCACCCTGAAACAGCAGCACTATCTTATAAACCGCAATCGTTTCCCGGCCTACCGCCATTGATAACTTGCTCATTTAACACCCTCCGTAACTTCCTCTATCTCTACTCGCGGATTTCGTTTGTCAATTGCAAATTCGTCCTGAAATCCGGTTATATGCTTTCGATTGTCATTGCCTAAAAGTCCAGCCTTCATAAAGCCGTCAAGCACAAACTTTTTAGCAAACGCAATATTGTCCGCGTCTTTTCGGCTGTTTTTCGTGTACCACGTAAATTTAAGCTTGCAAGGCCAACTGAATTCGACTCCAGAATTCCGGCTTGCCCTCGCATATACACTACATAAGGCCGTGTACCGCTTCTTTAGGTTAGCTGCCGCATACCGATTGGCCCGTTCAGCCTTGATGTACTCATTTAAGCTAGGTAGTTCGCCCTTAATCACAACTTTGCTCATGCTCGCGGCACCCGGCTAATGTAGTAGCCACAGACAAGCCCATTTGAGTAGCTTGCCTGCTTGATTGAGCCAGCTGGGGCGCCAAGCTTGTTGCCTAGCAACTCGACTGTTTGGCCGGTAATAATCTCGTTGGGATTGTCGTACTTCTCAGCTCGCCAGTACTCGTTCCGCAATGGCAGACTGTATTTATGCACAAGGTGGCTTACCCGCTGGTTAGTAAACCCCGTCTTTATGGCTAGGCTTCTAATTGTGTGACAGTCATCATAGTAAGCGCGGCGAATGGCTCTGATTTGCTCGTGTTCCTCAGTCTGTGGATCTGGTCGCATACTGGCTAGGTAGGCCGCATCGTCCCATGGCTTAGCTGCTTCCTCTTCAATGACTACTGGGAACTGCCATTCGCCACGCTGGTACTTTGCCAGTACCAAGCGATGTAGCTCTGGCTCTTCACCAGTAGCTAGCACCCTATGCTCCTCATCAAACGTCTTGATTGCGTACATGAGACAGCACCCCCGCTAATTCCTTTTCGTAGTGCTGGTGTACCGCCTGCGTACAATTAGGGCACGGCTGTACTACCCATACACCTTTCATAATTTCAACATGCACAATTTTTGTGCATTACATTCACACATTAGAACGATACCTCCCGTGTATCTGGTGTTGCTGCTGTAAAGCTAATGACGTGTCCGTTTATGCCGCGGTACAATCGCGAGATGATCTTCGGATTATACACGTTTGCTAAGCCGGCACTGCCTAAATTAGTGGTGATGATGGTTCGCTGACGATTATTCACAATCCCAAATAACACATTCTGCACGTAATCACTGGCTTCTTTTCGGTTCTTGCTCTGATCACTTTGGAACGTCGCTTCTGAGCCTAAATCATCAAGCACTAGTAAGTCTGCATCGCCTAGCAATTGAACCATGTTCTGTTCGGTATAGCGGCTGTCAGGATGGCCGAAACTGCCTTTGATTAATCGGAACAATTCATTCACGCTAACGAATAGGCAGGCCATAGGTTTGTCTGCGTGATCATTTACTGCTTTAGCAATGGATAAGGCCAAATGTGACTTACCGCGCCCCGGAAGACCCGTCAATATCGTGTTGTACGTAGTTTTCGGGTTTAAATACTCACCAGCAATCTTCCGTGCCAGCTTTAGGTTATTCGCCGACTCCGAACTGTTCGGGCGGAAATTATCAAAGTTGGCATCCATCAGAGTCGGATCATCAAATATCGAGTCCATAGCCAACACGTCAGAGGTTCGGCGCTTATGCCAGCAGTCATTGGCATGATCAATAATCTTGTGATTTTGCTGTTCAATTTTTTCTTTGGCACAAACCATGCAGAATGGCTGGTGTCCCTGCATGTAAACCATATTCACCCCATGCCGTGGGCAAACTTGGTCGCTGGTCTTTAATCGTTGTAGCTCAGGGAAGCTAATCCCTCGCGCACTCTTAGAAGTCGTTTCTGACATACGTTTGTGCCTCCCTTGATGCCTGACCACCGCTAGTCGCAGCTGGTTGAACGGGCGGTGTCATGTCGTAATTGCTTAACCAACCGCCATTATCCAACCAGTTCGCTAGCTGCTGAACGTACTGTCCCTGTATCCCCTTAACTTCCAAGTACCGCTTATAATTGCCGATACCCTGAATGATTTGGCTCTTAGTGGCTTTACCAGCGGGGTTGGCGCCAGTAACGGTAGCCCGATAATAAGCATTCCATGCGTCACCAAACTTTTCCTGGCGTGGGTAAATATCCCAGACATCTGTTAAAAATTCTTGCCGGCGAAGATCGCGCGGGTCTTGATTATCTTTTTTAGTGGTAGTCAGTTCAGGTGTAGTATTAGTAAGTTCTTTGGAGCTACCAGTTGGGCTACTGTCTGGGGTACCAGTTGAGCTACTACTTGGGTTACTAGTTGAGCTACTATTATCGTTTCTAGTAGCCCAACTGGTACTGTAAAGCCTGATGATTTGGTACTGAGGCTTTTGCTTATTTCTTTTGCCGGGGACATATTTGATTAATCCAAGTTGTACTAGTTGCTTCCTAGCCTTCTTTAGCCCGGCCTCGGATAGTCCAGTAAGATCGAGCAACGCAGAATTCTTTAGGGTAAACAGTTTATCTAGCTGATACTCATCGTTCGCGTAGTCCAATAACTCGCGATACAGGTTATTTTGACCAGTTGAGATATCTATTTGATTCCGTTTCAGATTTCTGTAAGCTCGCCTTTGCTTGAAATAATCCAAATCTACACCTCCTTTACTAATGGGCCTTTCACCCGTTCGGTGGATTCAGTCACTGCTGCATTCAAGCCAATTCGTTTTAATGTTTCTTTATCTAGTTTTATACCGTCCACTGGAACATGGTACTTAGCACTAAACGCATTGGCACCAATCTGTTCAATTTCAGAATGATGTATCCTACATAAAGCCATCACATGGCGTTTCGTATGGTCAACGTGTGTCCTGTTCAAACCAGCCCCAATGACGTCTACATGATGGATATCAGCACGATTACCACAGATCATGCAAACTCGATGGCGACAACACTGAAACAAGTAATACTCTTGTTCATGCGGCAACAGCTTATAGCCTTCCTTGAATGGCACACGCCATTCAAACATGAAATCGATAACTAGGTCGAGGAGCATGTTAGCATCACTCACAGACGATTTTGTGCCATCTGACAGACTGATCTGTTTACCTGCCGTATACTCCCGATACTCCATGTAAAACAAGTCCTTCAAAAAGTCCGTTGCCATACCAGACCATGTATAAATGTCCGTCAGTAATGCAAAGAACAACCGCCGCTGCTGAGGCCTAGCTTTGCGTCTGTCAGCTAGTTTCCAATCCATATAAAACTGGTCACGGGACCCGCTGACGGTCTCTATATGATCCAAATTGGGCTTTTCGTCTAACATCGTCACTAAATAGTAGCGATGGTTGTCCTCCACTAATTGCGTTCGTGAACGTTGCATCTAATCACTCCTGTGCACATGTGATGCCTGCTGTAATTTGGCACTCAGTGAGGACCAATTAAAAGGGTTGCCCATCGGGAATCGGGGGAAATCCGCCACCATGGTAACTATTGGCTGATTGACTACTATATCCATTCGCCGTACTTGGTGTTCGCTGCGTATTGCCGGCATCGCTGCTTGCTGGAGTATTAAATCCGCCAGTTTGTTGATTATTAGTCGTCGAGTTGAAACTACCACCGGCTCCTTGATGATTACCAAACCCACTATTTCCCGTATGACTACTGCCTGCCGGTCGCTTAACGCCATTAGGCTTGCTACCATCTTGCATAAACTGTTCGTAACTTTTAACCGCTAAATAGGCCTTCCCATTTGAGCCAGTGTCCCAATCAACTGTAATTGCCAACTGATGTCCCACTGCTTGATTGACAAACTGTTCAATTGAATCAAATGCCGTGCCATTAATTGCACCTAAAGCGACTGCAATGGTGTTAAAGCGTTTGGCGGACAACTTAGCTTTATCTTCCGAGGTACTATCCCAGACTTCATTATCAAACCGGATTAATCCGCCTTTGTACGGGCCGTCTAAAACCTCATAGTCGAATATTGCCATGGGCTTTCCAGCCTCTTTAGTTGTCGTATATTGCGAGCTGGATGCAATCACCACATTGTACTTACCCGCTTCTTCAACGGTTTGACCAAAAGTGTTATTTGAATCTACTGTAAAAAGTGCCATTTTATTTTGCTCCTTTGCTTGTTTGAATTAGTTCATTAGCTTTAATCAATTTGCGACCATCAATTCGATTTTTTGCGTGGTTGCCCTTTTCAGGGTCTAAATCGATCATGCGCTCGCCGCCTGTCAGGTAGATACGACCAACGAGATCAAACATACTGGTAAATGCATTAAAGGTCTTTTCATTCATATCAGCTTGGTAGCGACCTTCGCCACTCAGTCCCGAAGACCCATTATCAAGTTGATGGGCCGTTGCATAAACTGTCTTCCCACTCTCCTTTAAGATGGTCCCGAGATCACGAAACCACAATTGTAGTTTCTGGTAATTCTGCCGGTTATCCTTCGCAGCGTCATCAATATTTTCCAACACCAAGTTTTGAAGTGCCGTGATATTGTCTAATACAATTATTCGATACTTAACGTCTTGAATGCCCTGCATGACATATTGCTCAACCATTGCCTGGATATTCGGCATATCGCGATGCTCAAACATGATAACGTCGACGTCCTTATCACCTATCAAGACATTGCTTGACATATCGAAGCTGAACAACAACTTGTGCCCTACAAATTGTTTCACTACACTTGTCTTACCAGTACCGCCATCTCCGTAGATAAAATACATGTTGGGTATCTCTGGAATATTCCCATCCTCATAAAACTTCATGGTTTATCATCCTTTTGCTTTAACACTGATTTTTGGCTTCTTTAGTGACCCGGAGTATCCCGGCAGTGCATTAAGGCTTGAGTCCATAATTTTACCGTCAGCGTTACATAGAACTCGCCACTTGCTAGCCGATTCTTGATTTCGGTCTCATTCACGCTTCGGGACGTCTTAATCAAGGTATCGTCAAAGCGTTCAAAGACTGCTGTAAGCTCTTTGGGTGTCGCGTCCTTATCTCGTTCAAGGTTCCAGTTACGAGACGTACTAGGGTTAACGGTGCCCATTTTGAAGCGAAAGAACTCAGTATCAACTTGTTCTTGATCACCCATTGCCATTCGCTGCAGTTCTTGTAGTTGGTCAATTTGATCAGCAGCCTTTTTAATTTCTGCACGAAGTTTCTCAAGTTCCATTTGTGGTTTCTGCATTTCTTTTTCAAGTTTCTTCTTGTTACGCGTGTATTGTTCCAGCATTTCTTCCATCTGATCTAATGTCATACCTGAAGTTTTAGTCATCTTCGTCCTCCTCATCAGCAATGACGCCACTTTCAATCAGCTCTTCCTCAGTAGGCACATCATCACGCCAACCTTCCGCAACTTCTTCTTGGTCAATTAACCAGCTATCGTAGCCGTTCATTTTGCCCACCTCCGTATCAAACGTTGTCTTAGTGACTGTTTCGGAGTACAATAAAAATCGAAAATAAAATTGTTAAGCGTCTTAGCTGCACGGGTACTCCCAATACTCGAGCAGCTTTTTCGTACCCAAATTTAGACTTTAGCGATACCTTGCGTATTTCCATTACATTTCATCCTCTCCAAACAGCGCTTCCCAACCAGCCGTATCAGCAATTACTAAGAATGGCGAAGCCATAATGATAGCCATTGCCATAATTGCTTGTACAAATTCAAACATTGAATTACCTCCTATCCTGCAATCCGATTCGTATAAAGCTCTTCAAAGTGAAGGCTTAACCAATCGCTCATGCGCTCCGCATCTATTGAGTACTTTTCCTGATTTGTGGCGGGGTAATAAATCGGCCCACCATATTCGGTACTCAACTCTTTCTCAAACTTGCTTAAAATATTCTGGCTGACCCACGTTCGCTCATGACCGGTTACTCTAATCAGGTCTTTGACAGTCCAGCGCTGACCATGAAGTACGTTGTGGTCGCGGAAGTCTTCCAGGCTTTCGAAGTAAGACTTATCAACAATTACCTTGTCATCAGGAAGTTTAAGCGTCACAGCTGCTTTAACTTCTGTTTGGACATTAGCAAGCATTTATATCACTCCTTCCTATGTTTAACGACCCCATCTTTGAACCATTTCTTCATTCGCTGTTTAAGCTGATCCTGCATCGATAAGTCAAAACCACGACATACATATGCAATCAAGTTCAATAAGTAAAGCACTGCATCGAAACACTCAGCGACTAATTTTTTTGGATCATCAAAGTCATTTGGCTTCAAATCCTCTTTAGGTATCGTTAGTTCATCAAGTGAATCCTGAATAGCCGCTAGTGCTTGGCTTAATTCCGGCATAGTTTTAACAGCCATTGCTAATGGTTCCTTCATAATTCGATCGCCATCAATCACCGGTGTCGTAACACCGACAAATCGATGAGCAAGTTCAATTGCAAAGAATTGATTTTGATTAGGCAATGCTGCTAGAAATGCTGGTACCGATTCTATTCGAATGCGGGCCTGATCATGCCTTTGTTTGTAAATTAACGTTACCGAGTAGCCTACCTTGCCGCTCAGTTCAATAGGCGCTACGCTGTTATGATTCATTACATCAGTCAACGTGCTACCTGCAAATACTGAGCTAGACTGTGTTGACATTCCATCACCACCTTTCAGTTTTATGGGTTTAACCTGAATCAAAAACGCCGGATAATATAATTAAGAATTAATCATTTCATAGAACTCATTTCGGTCTCCGTCGTGAATCATGCCTATCAACTCGGTAAGCTCGTCTTCCGACATCCAGAATGTCTTAGCATTGATCAAATTAGGTGAGACCGCTGGGAGCAGTTCGATGATTGAATCGACAAGTTCACGTTTACGATTTTTAATTGCTTGCACGTTGTTTCCTCCGTTCCTTGAAAAATTAATAGTTTTATTTGCTCCTTATGCGATAATTGAGCATGAGGAGGTGAATAATATTGCGAGTTTCCGATTACATTGCGTTGTTAGGACCCTTATCAGTAGTTTTTGCTTCTTACTTTTTTGGTCTGGCTACAAAATCTTATGAGCGTAAGATCGTGGCTGCAAAGGAACGGTATCAACATCTATATATTCCATATATGAGATGGCTTGTGCATGCACCTTTAAATTGGGTGTCTCCCGGAATTTATAAATCTAAATATCGAGATCAAGTCATGACTTTACTGTTAGATAACGCCCAATTTATGGGTTTGAAAAGTAGCCAGTTTCTCCCCAATTTATACGATGCGTATCTTAATCTGTATGAATTTGAGCAGGAAATTGATTTTACCCATACAACTGCTGTTACTGACTATAACGATTGCTTTATCTCTATGTC